GCGCGTTCCTCGTCGGTAGCGTTAGCCGCTGCCCACTTCTGGATGTTGCCCCACTCTTCCGCACCGCCCACAGCCTTGGTAACAATGTCCAAGGTCTTGGCAGTCTCGGCCTTCTGGTTACCGGCAATGCGCTCCATGCCAGCCTTGCCCAGTGCAATCATGCGGTCCCAGCCCTGTACGCCTTTCTGGGCAAGCAGAGCCTCAAGGATAGTGAAGTCACCGTTACCGGCAGCAACCATTGCAGGGTGCTCAACGCCGAAGCCTTGCTTGCCAAGGAACTCCAGCGCCATGTCAAGACCAACGTCGCCAGTAGGCTCAAAGGCAACCTCGGTACCGTCAGGCACTTCAACCTTCACGGGGTCCTTAGGTGCATCCTTGGGCGCGTCGGCGGGCTTTCCGTCGAGCAGCAGCGTTGCGTTAGTGTCTTCCTTGTTATCGGGATTCGGGTCGCTCACGCCGGGGTTGGTCGTATCTGTCATTGTTGTCCTTGTTGTACTGCGGCTACACCGGCCTCTGTTCCTACGGTGTTAACCATTTGATTGGCTTGCGCCTGAGCCTGCTTCTTATCAAACTCGGCGTCGGTAAGCATGAACTTGTTAAGGTCTACGTTGCGGCCTTGGCCTATGAACGCTTTAATCTCATCCCACTTGAACCGGGCTTGTACCTCGGGAGGTAGCGTGGCCATCTGTGCGATGTCACCCATAGCGAGGCGGAAGTTCTCAAGGTCGCCGTTGCGACTTAGAGCGTCAAGCCCCGTCACAATGGTAACTTCAATCTCCGTGCCTTGCACTGTAAAGTCAGATGCGTCGAGCAACCACACGCCTACAGGCTTCTGCAAGCTAGCGGCAAGAGTGGAGTACACGCCGCCGTAAGCTGTCTCAAGCTCGTTGGCAGTCATGCGTACTTCTTCCTGTGTCACACGCTCTGCATCACGGATGATGGCAGAACCCATGAGGAAGCCACGGCTTACACGCCGCTCCCAACGGTCTAGGGCCATCGTCAGGATTTCGATAGCCTTGGGGTTACCGCCTGTGATGGGCTTGACATCGGACTCAAGGCCGGGGAGTGCGTCACCGTTGTTACTTTGAGCGACATCCTCGACAGAGGTTACGCCGTTGGGATTAACCATCCAGCGGAACTCGGCAGCAAGTACGCCACCGTTAATGATCGCCTCGCTGAGTACGCTGATTGCTTCAAAGTCTCTTGCGTACTCCTCGACCAAGCCTGTGCCGTAATCGGCATCATCGGACAAGTCCCAAGTAAGAACTTGGTACGGGCACTTATCTACGGCCCAACGTCCGTTGAACTCCTTGGGCAGGCGGATGTCTTCAACCCACTGGGTCATGGACATCTGACCGTTCTGCTCACGCTTGAGCCATTTGTAGAAGCTAACCTCGGAGTCTTCCGTATGCTTGATGGCAAGCTGCTTCTGAATAGCCGGGTCTAGCTCGTTGAACTTGACCTTCTCACGAACGCACAGCTCAATGACCTCGCCGCGAATGTTGCGCTTAACCACGTAGTTGCGGATACTGATTACCCGCATAGCCTTCTTCTCGAAGACAAGCAAGCAGTTACCCACTACGATTAGGTGGCGCATTATCTGGAATAGCTTAGGCCGTTGACCCAGCGAGTCTAGCTTCTTAATAGCAGCCCGCTCACCTTGCACCAGTGTCTCGTTAATCTGGGTCTCTGTGAGTCCCATCTTAGCAGCCTTCTTGAGGAAGTCCTGCACAGCTTGCAGCTTAATGAATGGGCGGCTAGGCGCAAACATGGCAAGCATCAGCTTGTTGGCTAGGTGGTTCGTACCCTGTGAACCTAGGCTCTGGTAGTCCTGTGTGTCCGGGTCGTTGCGTTGTTTGTAGTTCTCGGGGTGCAGGACTTTAGCAACAGTCATGGCTGCGTAACGCTCGAAGCGCTCTAGCATCCCTGACCTGTCTTGTTCCCGCTCTGCCCAAAACTCTGAGGCGCGGGTGGGCTTCATTAGAACTGCCCCCACGACTCACCAGACTTTATAGCTCGTATGGTTCTTTCGCTGACGTTAAACTTAGCCGCTAAAGAGTTACGGTGCTCTTGGCTGTTTCGTATCTCGACAGCCTGCTCGACAGTCAGTTTTGTTTTAGCGTGTCGCGGCCCGCGCATTAGCCGGTCTGTACAGTTTTCCACATCGGTACCCTCTCGTAAGTGGTCTACGTTAATGCAGGCACGGTTATCGCAAGAGTGAAGCAAGGTGCCAACATCCTCGGGCGATCTACCGTGATGTACTGCATAGGCTACTCGATGTGCTAGCCTAGTCTTGCCTTTCCAAAATCTGAGTCCGTACCCACCCTTGGTTTTACAACCAGTGTGTTCTATGCAGGTTGTCAAATGCTAACCCCGCCGCTGGTACCCGTACCAAACTTAGCACGGCGGGAACGTGCAGCCCCGCTAGCGCTAACCGCACCGGTGTTGCCGATGTTTACATCAGCGTTCTGTACCGGTGCTGCCAGAGAGTCTGCCGCCGCCGCTTGGGCCGTGGCTCGGGCCGCACTAGCGTCCATGCTACGCGATGCCTGTGCCGCCTGCTCCTGTGCAGCCTTAGCTGCTAGGTCAGCGGCGGCCTTGGCGGCTGCTGCTTGTTCATCGGCTGCACGCTGCGCTATGTCAGCTTGAACGTCAGCCCCTGTGATCTTAGCTGCTGACTGTCGGACATATCCCATTGTGTGTTTCCTTAAAGTAAACCTTAGTTAACGGGATAAACCCGCATTGCTCGTAAGCCTTAGCCATGATACTTACTGGACTGCTATCACCACCCAGTACACCCCGCAGGCCAACACCTTGGGCATATGCCTCAAGCTGCTGCACCACACCGAGCGTACCATGCAGGGAGGGACCCACCTTGATAGTGAACCACTCTTGCAGGAATGGCTGTCCACCATACCAAGGATGCACTACTGTTGTAAACACTAGGTACCCATCAATGAACAACACCACTTCGCTGCTTGCGGTATCAGCAATGCAAGCAGAAAGCTGCGCATAGGCAACGCCTAGGTCGTAACCCTTAGCAAAGGCGTAGTGCTCTGGTTGCTCTTTAACCTGATCGGTAAAGAAGGTAAAGGCTGCTAGCAAAGCAGGCAGGTCTAGCTTAGTTGCGAGGCGCATCTATCACCAGCCCTTCCCGCAGCTTTTGCAAAACTGCCTGAATACCCAGAGCGTATGCCACCTCGATTGGTGTAGTCTGGGTGGTTGGTGTGATCGGGCGGAACTGCTTAGCAAAGTCATCAAAGACTTCTTTAGTCAGCCGGTTAACTGTAACAACGTTCTGTGTCATGGCGTAGTATAGGTTCCATAATTTAAGAGAAGAAGAAGTCTGACTCCAGCACTTCCATGATGTCAAGGTTGCCCTTGGTCGGGGGTGCCGTTAGGTACGGGTATAGCTTGAGCAACTCAGCGGGTGGGTCGCATGCTAGGTACATCGCCACGAACTGCTTACGGATAATGTCGTAGAGGCGCTGGGCATCCTCGGCATGAGTACCGTAGTCATCGTGAATCATAGCAAGGCTGTCAATCCCGGACAGCGCTGAGTCGTTAGTGCTAAGATGCAAGTGCGCCGCATCCATGCTGTGCACAAAGTTTGGAGCGAGGCCGCTAGCATGCCGCTTGGGGTCGGCCTCGTCTGACTCGCTGTGTACACGAATCTTCATGGGGCCGTGCAAGTGGGTACGGATACGGTGTACCTCTACCTCATAGTACGCTTGGCTAGCAGGGAAGCCGGACGGCGTAGGCCATACGATCATCTTGTCTTCGCGCTCGTTGGCCTTAACAATCTGACGGGCTGACTTCTTGAGCCAGTCCATTGCCTCGCGGCCCTTTACCACAACATCGCCAATCGCAGGCCACACTGCCTTCATCAGGATGATGGCTGCACGGCGGTACTCAGTCTTGTCAAAGGTAGGGCCTAGGTTGTGGCGGAGGTAGTCATCGACGATGTACTCTGTAGCTGTGCGCTCGGTAACGCCGTAAGGCGTAGTCATCACAGAGCGCTTGACTGCGCTACGGGCAATACCAAACGCTAGCCACTTGTCGATCAGGGCTTTCTCTGCCTCGTCTGCTGGCACCGCAGCAGCAAGGCGCTTGGTCGCGGCCTTGGCTACGTCTCCGTAGATGTCGCGCATAACGGTGTTGGCTGTAAGGTTTGTGGCAGCGCCCCCAATCTCGTCACGAAACATAGCGCTAAGGTTCTGCAACCCGTTGCAGCTACCGTCCATACTGATTGGGATGCGGCTTACGAAGTTTGGATTTCGTAGGTAATCGGCGTATTCAAAAGCCCAAGCCAAGAACTGGAGTGGGTCGCCTGCCTCCGTCCATCCAGTGTTGTTAACTGGGTCGTCAGCAAATGAAACAATAAGGTCTGCTCGTTCTTTAACCCAAGCAACGCGATCTTCGAGAGTAGCTTTGTCGAATCCCCACTTGTTAGCGCCTTGTACGTGGAACCATTTGATTGCGTCTGGGCTAGAGAGTGGCTTTCCTTTGGCAAAGTGGATGAGGCTTTTGCTAAGGTCGCTTCCTTGAGGATTAAGGCCATAAGTGAGGGGGTAGAGGCGTCCTCGACTATCGGCAAAGTACACGAAGTAAATTGCTGGTTGGTCTTTGAACATTTCCGCTGCACGGGTTGCTGCATAGAAACGGGAGTAGCGGCTTCCCAGGAGCTTGCGCTCTGTGTGCCACTCGGCCATGTCGCGCTTCCATTGCTTGAACTCTGTGAGTTTGTCAACAGGCCATTGGTCTTTAGGTAGGCGAGTAGCCCACTCGTCAGCAAGCCAGCTTGGGCGGGGCGGCGATGGTGTGTCATTGAGGCTAACAATCTCCTTGGTTGAGAACTCTTTGGCTACGGCATACACGGTGTCGAGCATGCGCTGATTGACCGCCCATGCTGTGCGCTGCAAAGCATTGACCGCACCGTAGACTACGGGCATGTCGTTCTCTTTACCAAGGCGGCGGCTAGAGCGGCTACCGTGGATAAGAGTCTGGTTAGCGCTGCGCATATTAGGTGTGTGATATCCGCCTGTAACGCCGTGCGCCCAATCAAGCGGGGGCTCGACACAGGGGCCGTACACTGGCATGGATACGGACACATAGGCCTTGATCTTGTCGATGCGCTCAATAATCTCAGGGTGAATCAATACCTCACGGGCCTCACGCCTGTAGCCGGTGCGCATCTCAGCGCCCAGCACAACCAACTCACTGACCTCCAACAGGCCCAGCAGGTAGAAGCCAACTTGCTCGCGGCTTCCGATATCCCATTGAGTAATGTTAAGCCCGTTCTTCTCTGCCTGCATCATGAACACCGTAAGGCGGTGGCGCTCGTCCTTGGACAGGCGACGGGCAAAGTCGTTGCTCAGGGTGTGGTACAGGTCAGGCGCTTCCTGCTCGATCTGGGCAAGCACTAGCTCACGGTGGATGGTGCGGCCGATACCGTAGGCTAACTTGCGGTGGTGTTCTGGATTGGATGACAGTAGGTTAGAGACGACGTAGCGGACTGCGAGATAGGCAACTGCGTCCGAGTCGAGTCCAGTAAGTAGCATAGTGTGCGCTTGGCGACGACCGGCACGTTTGGAGTCAGTGTCTTCTTTGATGGCACTTGCAAGAGGTAACACAAATTCATCGAACAAATCCTTAGCGTAGGGGTTTTGGTGGGCACGGCCAGCGTCTTCCGCTTTAGCCATCATTCGTTCGGCACGGTTAATGCCACCGGTGTACATTACTTCTTCTACTTTAACCTGTGTCATCAATGTGTTCATACGTCCGTTCGGATTCCTTTGAAGCGGGGCTCACGTAGTAAGCCGTTAACAGTCTTGCCCATTGCCTCTACCTCGATGTACTTATCAAGGATAGCGTTGGGGTTGGTTACGAACTCGTCGGCCTGCTCTTGCGTCAAGCCTGTGCTTACCTTCTGGATTTCGCCATCAAGGTCGAAGCAGAGTACGCAAGTGTTCTTGCCGGTCTTGCTACCCACATCAGCGACTACCGCACCCACCTTGACGGTGTAGCTTAGGAGGGGTTTGATCTTAACAAACTCGCCACCCTTGCCGGAGCCTACCTCGTACACGCCGTTAGCCTGTGCAAGGATAGCCCCGTCGAAGAAGCTGTCGGTACGGGCCTTGTGTGTCTCAGCGTAGCGCTTGGCTTCTACGAGCGCAGCCTCTAGCGATGTGTTGCTTAGCGAGAAGTAGCGAGGCACCAGCACCTGTGAGGGTACGCTGCGGCGCTCGTTAATCAACACGCTGATACGCTTGCGGTAGGGTGCAGGATAAGGGCGGTGGTCAAGCTGACCAAGGTACACCGTAGGCGATGCCGTAGTATCCTCGTTGTAGTCGAATGGTACAATGTCGAATGGTACAAACTGCAACTGGGGTTGCAGGCTATGGCGACGGAAGGCACCGCTAACGACGTTGAACTCTTCGCCAACAATCCACGCCTCGCCGCAGATAGCGATGCGCCCTTGGCTGATTGGGTAAATGTCAAGCAAGCTCTGCGCAATATGGTCCATGCTACGTACAGTCTCACCACTACGGCTAAGGGTAATGACGTGCTTGCCGTTCTCAAACAAGAAAACAGCATGGCAGCCATCATACTTAGGACTAACAATCCAATCCGTGTTAGCCTCAAGAATCTTCTTAGTTTTACCGGATACTGCTTCAAGCTCAATAGCTTTATGTACGATGTAATCAGCCACGCGGGAACCTTTCTTTATTCTTTACTAATGCTTCCTTAGCAATACACAATGCTAAGTAGTACGGAGTATCTTGCTCTAGCTTTTCTTCTAACAGCGAATACAAGTCAGCTTTAGCATCATCGCTAAATCCCATAATGTCTACTGCTAATGCAATAGCTTCTGACTTCTCTTCTGGTATCAGATCTTCTGTACCATAGATAAGGTTAACGAGCGTATGGGCTTCCCCTGTAATTGTTACCATCGTGGGTTACTCCCTAATCGCATGTCTTTAATAATATCGTCTAGGCTGTGCGGGCCTTCGGACTCTTGTGCTTTCTTAGTCTCTTGTTCCCGTAGTGCCAAGTCCAGCACGGCCAGTGCGTTCCATGCTTCGTGAGCTAGGTGACGCAGCTTGCTGTCGTCATCAACCTTCTCACCCATCTTGTCTTTTAACCAGTGCCGCATCCCTGCATCGTCGTACCTGCTCTCCCCGTTAGGGACACTCACCCACCCGTTGTCACTGTACTTGTTTGCTCCGAAGGTACCTACCTCGCTTACTGCCCAGAGGGCACGGGCAAAGCCACCGAGCACCAGCCCGGGTCGTACCTTTCCGCTATCCAACTTAGCACCAGCGTCTTGCGGGCTTCGTCCTGTTGGGTCTACTTCCATCGTATTCTCCTTGGTAGTTCTCCACCCGCAGGGTGGGCCGGATAGATGCAACCATAAAAGATTGCACCTAGCCGGATTAGTTTGCTAAGAGGCTTAAGCGTTTAGCCTTACTGTTTTGTGTGTAGCGTGAGCGAGCAAAGCCGAAGCATGTGCCGCAACGATAGCGTGTGTACTCTCCTGTTTGTGTGTAGGCTTGGCCCACATCCTCAAGGTGTGTACCACCGCAGCGGGGGCAGCGGGTCTTGTCGTCGTTGTAGTAAGCAGCCACGTTGGGGTGGCCGACCATGTATGGGCGGAGCTTGAGGTACAGTTCCTCCGTGGCGGGCACGTCGATACAGTTGTACTTCTTCATCTCCTTCCATGCTTTAGGGTTGCCGTTAAGGCATTCCTTCCAGAGTTCCATACCCGGGAACTTAGCATGGTCATACTTGGGTACGCCAGTCAAGTGCTTGCTCAACCACTCTAGCTTATTGCTTGTGAACTTAGCTACCTGCTTAGCCACCAGCATAGTGTCGATGCACTTGATGGGTGGCACAGGTGGCAGGCCATGCTCAATGAAGCGGGCATTGATCTTCTTCAGATCAAAGGCCACCCCGTTCTGGGCAATCACAATGTCGCAGTCAGTAAGCTCGGCGTGTAGCTTGACCATAAGGTCACGGTCGTCACGCGGGTCAGCCTTGTCAGACGTATCCTCGTAGCGTACCTTCTTGACGCCAAAGTCTTTGACACAGTAGGAGAGCACCGACCACTCTTGAATGATCTGGTTAAGCCCGACGTTAACCTTGAATGTACCCCACACATACGCCGTGATTGGACTCGTCTCAATGTCCAGCGTCTTGATGCGGGGGCCGTTCATTGGCAGCTTTCGCAGGTACCGTCTGTGCCACAATAGGCGGGGCCCAAGTCCCAGTCTTCAGCAGTGCGGTCGATTAGCGCCTCACTCGGATGACTTCCTTGCAGCCCGGGCTGCTCTTGCTTTTGTGTTTCTTCGTTCACGCTTTTCATCTTCGTTCCTGTACGTTGGGTGTAGGAACCCTGTTTGGTTGGTGGCATGGCGCTGGAGGTAGGCAGCTAACCCGTGAAGGAAAGCCGCAAGATTAACAACGCCGTAGCGCTTGTAGTTATTCTCTACCTTACCGAGCAAAGCATTGCACCCATTGTGTAGGGTGCCGCGCACTGCGCCGGTAGTATGGTCATGGTCGAGGACTGGCTTGGTCAGAGGTAGTTGGCACAGGGCGCAGCGTCCGTTCTGTTGATTGGACAAGCGCTCCCGTACTGTGCTTACCTCAGACGATTTGAGTCTGTATGGCGTTGAGGTCATCGGCTTGGCGTACTCGGGTTTCGATTTCAGCGTAGGCTGCTGGGAAGGAGCCGGTGTCAGTGAACTGATACATCGGCCCACCAACTTCACAGCAATCATCCCAGCGGTTAGGGTCACGGCGCATCCACAATAGGCAGGCTTGCTCTAGCATTTCTACTAGCCAGCGCCCTTTGTACCAAGACTGGTACCAATAGCTTACTTCCTCTGGGTACTTGCCCGGTGGGTACGCCGACCCGCTAAGCAGGGACGCTGCTGTAACTTCACCGACTGGTTTGACTTTGCCTGTAAGAACAGGCGAATACTTGGGCAACCCCGGTATATTGTCCGCAGTGTCACCGTGTAACATCTGCAACCAGAACCACTTGGGTCCGTACTGCTTGTCGTTAAACACACTGTCGGACACCACGCGGTTGAACATAGCATACTCGCTACGCACTTCCGAGTTGGTGTACTCGACCTTGTGTATGCGGTTGGTCACCCAGTCAAGGTGAACACCGGGCAGCATGCGCATGTCCTTATCCTGTGTGAGTATCACTACGTCATCAGGATAGTTGTATGCGTACCAGCCAAACAAGTCATCGGCCTCTGCCGTGTATGTTGTCTCAATCTCTACGCCATTGAAGCCGGTGTCAAGAAGATCACGCAGCGCTTGCCAGTTCTTGGGTCGGCGTGAGCCAGCCCGCTGCCCTTGGTACGGCTTGACTCTGGCTATCGCATAGCGATGACCCTTGTGACTACCCGCACCAGTGACCAGCACCTTGACGTGTTCGGCACCGACTAGCTCAGCAGCCCGGCGCACCTTACTGATAAGGTTGCTACGCGCTGTGCCTACGTCAGTGTCATCATTGCCTGCGCAGTAGTAGCACAGACCATCGCCGTCAACCAACAGGGTTCGGTTGGGTAGTATAGGGACCGATCCGTAACCCATCGGTTGGGCAGCGGCGGCCTTGTCCCCAAGCGACTTGAAGTCAAGGCCAATCGTCACAGCTTAACCTCACCGGCCTCGGCGGCTTTTACGACTTGCTTTAGCAGCTTGAGTTTAGAGTCATTGAAGGCGTGCTCTTCTTTAGCGCCTTCTAACTTTTCCCCGCTTACGTTGATGTACTCCATCTTGCTAACCCCAATAGTAATGGTTGCCGCGTATGCCCAGTACGCCCCCAACTTGTACGCTGGCTTAGTTGTGATTTCACATGTCATATGAGTCCCTAGTTAATTAGACTATGCCACCCAGCTTATCGTTAGAAGGGGAGGTCGTCGAACTCGACGGAGTAGGGGCCGGTGGTTGTCCAGAAGGCGCGGCCCCTTGTTCGTTTCCCTCGTCTTCCTCCTGCTCGTCGATCTTGGGGATGTCGAGCGGCTGACCGTTAGCTGCAAGGAGCGTGTAGATTGGGGAGCCCCGGAAGTTGACCGCATTCTTGATGGTGTTCTGAAACACGTTCTTGCTTTTGGCCGGGGCAGTGACGTTGCCCTTGTCGTCTTTGCGTTCGGGGTATTCGCCCTCGATGAACAACGAGGACCACTGGTTCAGATCAGCCTGCTCCCACAGGAAGCAACGGATAGGGCTGGTTGCCTCAGGTACTGCAACCGCAACGTAGCCTGTCTCGCTGTCCTCGTCCTCTTTGCGGGGAGGGGCGATGGTGTAGCCACCCGGTCCTTTGAGGGTAACGTCGATGCGTTCCTTACCATCCTTGCCTGTCCACTTGCGGTGGTGAATCTCGCCCTTGAATCCTTCGCCCAAGAGTTGCACAATGTGCTGTGCATCTTGGCGATAGTTCATGCGCTGGAAGATTTTGAAGAAGCTCGCATTCTCGTTGAGGCTGTAGTTTTCCTCAACCGTTACACGATACGGGAGCTTGCTGCCATCGGGCAACACGGTAACAGGGTGACGCTTGCCGGTAAGTTCAAAGATCAAGCGCACCTTTTCCTTTACAGTGGGC